GCGTGCACTACGTCGCCCAGGAACGCTCCAACCGCGCCCGGGTTAGAGTAGTCACGGGGTAGTTGCTGGTATCGTCGCGGTGACATCTGGGTTCGTCTCTTTGCCTTGCGCTGTGTCCGTTGTGGTGGTCGCCCCGGTGGTGATCCTGGTCCCGGGCGAGTCGATAACGGTGACTGATATGCCGGCAGACCTACACCCCGACACGATAGCGAGAATGATAAGCAATCCTATCAACGACAGTGCGACGATGAACGCGCGCAACATGCACCGCGTCTCTTCGATCTCTTCCTGCATCCGTTCGGGTGTCATCATGCCACCTCCTGCGCCAGTCTATACGCCGCGTCCTCGACCATGTACGCGGACGGCTCGATGGTCCACCGCGCCCACAACCTGCAAGCGAGCAACCTGTACCACCGTCCCAAAGTGCGCGCCTGCCAAATGTGCCGTAATTCGTGACATACAAGCGGCAGGGCATCCAGCAACCGGGAGCGGTAATACCCGGCAACCGTGATGCGGTACGGATTGTACCAGTGCCACGCTGCCTGTTTGCCGGCGTTGTCCATGTCGTCCATGTCCCACAGGATGGTGCGGCCGCGAACACTGCACACTGGGCACGGCAGTCGGTCCTTGATATGGTCGAAATAGGACCAAAGCGTCAGGTACTCGCTTTCTGTGGCTTCGTCGGTCATCAGTCCAACTTCCTCACGTCGCCGTACCACGTCTTGTATACAGTGTGCCCGTTGAGGGTTTCCGTGCCGTCGTCAGTGCTCGCGGTGCGCTCGCTTGGGGGTGTCAGTTCGCGTTTTATCTCGCGGAACGTCACTCCGATAAAACAGCAGATCGCCATGAGCAACAGAAGCGCGACAAGCGTGTAACGGTCGAAGATCATGGCACATCCACTACTATCGAGGTTTCAGACATGTTGGTCATGGTCATGGCGTTGGTGTTGACGCTACTGTCCGTGAGGGATGGGTAGCAACCGCATTCGCCCATGCGCCACCAACTGGCGGTGCCGGTCAACATGGTTGGCCTGCCTGTGCCGTAGATGTCTGCGATGTCAGTCTCTGTTTTTGCGCTCGCCCATACTGCTACTTCGTCCAGGTTCCCCTCGAAAAACGTGGCGGGGGTTCCGCTTGACGTCAGTGCGCCAATGTACATGGATTCAGTGGACGCATAGATGCTGTTTGAACTCGCGCCGTTGTTGTCCTCGACCGCGCTGGTGTCTTCTTGACCGTCGACGTACAACGTGATGGCGGTTGTCTCAAACACCCACGCGAAGTGATGCCAAGTGCCGTCCGCAATGTCGATAGAGCAAGCGTACTGCTTGGTGAACGTCGCACTGCCAGAGCCGGTGGAACTGGTCCAGACGTACAGCGTGTCGTCGGTGTCGAACCAGATCAGCCACGCGCGCTTGCCAGATGGTCCGTCCCATCGTGACGCCACGGTTGCCTGTACACCGAGTCCGCTCTCCCGCTTGATCCAGCAGGAGAAAGTCATGTTGTCGGTGATGTCGAACGCGGCGTCGTCAGCGGCCACGCAGTACTGCGACTCGGAAGCGTCGAACGCTACGCTTCGGTAGCTATACCGCGCGTCCCCCGTTGATCCGAGCATAGAGACTCCGATGCCGCGAGCGAGGCCGCACAGGAGCAGTATGGTTGACACTATCAGAAGCCAGTTCAGGCATTGCTTACGCATAGCGTGTTCCTCAGTCTACGTCGGTCCATGTGCCACGGTCGCCAACCACGTCCCATTCACCGGCCACCAGGCATTGAAGCGTGACCTTGGTGCCTTTGGTGGCGTCACTGCTGATGGCGTCACCAGCAGAACATCCGTACCCCACGATAAGGTCAGTCCCATTCGGGTTAACGTCTACATCTTGGGCAACGGTCAGGGTGAACTGGACGACCATACCCTTTGTCGCGGCAGGGAGCGTGTAAACAGTCGCTCCGGTCGATCCCGTGTTGGTGATCACCGACCCGTGGCACTGCGCGGCGGTAATGGTGTCGGTGGTCGGTTCGTCCTCGACCTTGGTCAGTGCCGTCACCGCGTAACCAAAGTCGGTTGTTCCATCAGAGTTCAGCACCATCTGACTTGTGTTCTCAGAAGCACTGTTCCACGTCGAGAGCGTCATGCTACACGGTGCTCTCGATGCGCTCGCCGCCGCTGTCTGGACAACCTTGATCCTCGCGCCGTAGTTAAACCCCGGCGTCGAGTTGACCCCTTGAAACTCCAGCGCGCCAATCACGTCTCCCGATTGCGTTTCGGTAACCGTACCGAGGCTACCGCCGCGCGACTTGCGAATCATCCATATGGGCTGGTTACCGTCGTTGGCGTACCGCTCGACGTTAAAGCAACTGGTGTTCGTGGTCTGAACGTGCAGGTCGACGGTCGGGTCAGCGCCAACGCCGAGGTAGTTGCCTGCCCCAACGATGCGCAGTCCCTGGTCCAAGCTGAACAGTGCCTCGTCTTCCATGAACGTGATCGTGCCGTCGTTGTCCTCGCCGTTCCACCCGATCTTGTAGTCGACCCCTGCGGCACCTGCCCCGAACGTAATCGTGTTGCCAGTGTTGTTGCTCAGAATCGGGATCAGGTTCGACGTTGCGCCACGGTTCAATACATCATTGAGGGTGTCCGACTCTGCGGACAGCTTGCCGTTGAACGTGTTCCAATCAGCCTGCACCAGATACCCGTCCTGCGCGGTCGCGGCGGGAGTGGTAGCGATGGTATGCTGTGCGCTGGTCAGATGGTAGTACTCACCGGCTGTGCCCCCGTCAAGTGCCGCAAGGTCATTATGGGATGTTACTACCGATCCCATTTCCACAAAGGCGAACGGGTTCGTTATCAACTCTGCGGTTCCTGCGCTTTTCTGAAAGACCAAACGACCGATGTACAAGCAGAAGTCCCGCAAGTAGGCTGGCGGGGTTGGGACATCCGAGCTTTCTGGCGTTGCGACGGCAACGGCATTCTGGTCGCCGTACTGCATGTGCAGATTGCCAGCAAAATCGACATAAGCAAACAGGTTGCCATAGCGATTGTTAGTCACGTCAGCAAGTGCGGCACCGTTCCAGTATTGAGTATTCGGCCACTGCGTTTGGGCAGTGGCGTCCGCAGTGGTGCTGGCACTTGAGTTCCACAGGTTATAGGTGTCCGCGCCTGACGTATCAATCGCGGCAGTAGTCACGCGGTTATGGGCACAGTAGAAAACGCCTGCGCTGACCTCCATGTTGCGCGTGCCGGTTTCTGACAGAACCAGTCCTGACGACCGCTCTGTGCCGTGCGTTTCAAAGTCGTGAAAACATGCCACGGTCCTGTAGTCAGTCAGCTTCTGCCCGACCGCGTAAGGGGTAGCCGTGGTGCCATCGCGGTACACTCTGCCAAGCACAATCTCCGTCTGCAAGTTCAAGTCTGAAACGGATGTCTCGACCACCACCTGGGGAGTCCCCGCGTTGTAGTCGAGGCCAATCCAGTTTGTCACAAGGTCCGTGAGTGCAACGCTGGCGTCACCCGCAAAGTCGAACGAAACCACTGCGCCATTGACGTCGTTGGTTGTTCTGATCAAACCCTTGCACGCGCCAACGGCAACGGTGCCGTCCCCGTTGTCAGTAATCGTAGGCATCTCGAAACAGCCAGCCGAACTGAACTGGTTGATGTAGTCCTGTACGTCGTCGTAAGTGGCCGTGCCGATCTCTGACATACCGATGTCTGAACCAAGCAACCCGGTGACGCCAGAGATTGCGCCGCCTGTAATGCTGACGCTGTTGGAGTCCTGCGTTGCGATAGTGCCAAGGCCCAGGCTCGTTCGTGCGGTCGCGCCACTCTCTTCCGCGAATGTGCCAGCCGCAGTGCCAACGAGGAACCCTCCGTCGATAGTGAAGTCGGAGTCCATGACTGCGCCCGATGCCGCGACGTTTGTGGCGTCCGTGACGTCGGCACCGTCTTCCACGTTCAGCAACGACCGAACGCCCGCGGCCGTGCTGTCTTTGAGCAGTTTGCCGGTCGTCCCGTCGTAGAGCACTACAGCGCCATCTGTCGCGCTGGCAGGCCCAACGACATCACCAGCGCCGCTGCTGTTGGTCAAGTCCCACACCGCCGCGCCGGTCGTTACGTCCGTGGCGATGTATGCGTTCCCGGTAACGGTGTCGATCCACGTCGACCCCACAACGTACCCGTCGCCACTGTCGTCGTTGGCGGTAGGCGCAACGGTGGCCGAGAGGTTCTGCTTCTGGCCTGTGCGGCCTTTGCCCAGAATCGGGTCAAACCAGTACTGTGCGCGCGTTGCCAACGGGGCGAACGACGCGAGAACAAAAAGCATTGTCAGCATTGCGCGTTTCATGGTGCGCTGGTCCTTTCGTGTGGACGGTCGTTACGGGTTCTGGGTGTAGGTGTAAGTGGCGCGGCTGTTCCACACCTTGGACATCGAGCGGTCGCCGTCTGCGAAGATGGTGTTGCCAGCCGCGTCGACGTTGCGGATGCACCACACGGCGTCGGCGTTGCCCGGGTCGTCGGCAATCGTGCTGCCGATGTAGTACCCGCCGGCACCATCGCTAATAACGCGCCGGTCAGCCAGCGAAGCGTTCTCCGCGTCAACCAGGGTCACGTCTGGTCCGAATACTCTCGTCGGTATCATTGTGTGCTGTCCTTTCTGGCGAACATGCCGCGCATACTGGCCACACTAGGCAGACCGCGGTGCGGCTTTTTGCTCTGTTCGTATGTGTTCAAGTCCACTGGTCTCGGCGGGTGCTTGCTCTTGGCGCTGGCGTAGAAGGCTTTCCAGTCTGCCAGGCGTTGCCACCGTTCGGACAGTGCTCCATCCACCATGCAGTCTAACTGCCACAGCGTGAACGGGCGCGGGTCCACCCCGATGATGCCGGCGTATTGCCAAACAAGCGTCCATAGGTCTATATCTCGATCCGTTCCACTTCTGCCTTCGCCCTCTTTGTCGCCGTGATCATCAGGGTCACTTGCTTTCTCACTGCGGCCGCCCTGTCCACTCGACCGCGGGCCTCGAAAAAAGCTATCAGGTCCGCGTAGAACGCTTCCTGTATAGCGGCAATGGTCGTGCCGTCGCACCGTGCCGCCAGGTCGTCTTCGGTCAAGCCGCGCGACTCCATTTCGGGGCGCAACAGTTCGAACACGATCTCGCCCAGCAACAGGTCGTCCAACGCGAGGCGCGTCAGCAACGGCAACCCGTCGGCGTCTTCGCCTTTCTCAGGCTGCAACAGGTCTTCGCCGGTCGCGGCTTTCACGCGGCGAACGGCCCCGATGGTGATGTCCACGGTCCACTGTTCGCCTTTTGTGTCTTTGAAAGTGTGCATGTGTCGATGCCTCCGGTTAGTGGCACCCCGGGAACCGGCGCCTCATGCCGGCCCCGGGGCGTTCATGGGTGATTAGCTTACGCCGTTGTCGATGTAGTCGCTGTAACTCTGGAGCTTCAGCGTCACGTCGATGGTAACGTCGTTGGCCAGCGGGGCGTTGTGCACGAACCCGGTGATAACGAACGCGCCCTTCGGGCCTTCGGCGGCGGTGTCAGCCTTTTCCGCGGTCAGCGCGGCGAACTCCAGCGGGGTCTTGGCGTAGCAAGCCGCGCGAAGTGCCTGGCAGATGGTGTTGTCGTTGTCCCACTGCAGGGCAAACGAGATCTCGATGCCCAACAGTCCAACTTCCGTGCTGGTGTAGCCAAGGTTGGCTCTGGTGGTCGCGTCGATCTCGCCCGGTTCGGGCGTCACGGTGACGTCTTTGGCCTTGGTGATTTCTGTCATGGCCGACAGGGCGGCGCCAGCCGTCCCGTAGTACAACTTCTCTGCGTATCCTCGTAGCATTGTCTCGTCCTTTCTGTGGTTACCTTACTGATTCGGCCCAAATACGGTTCGCCATAGTGTCCTGCACTTTGGCGGCCGCAGGGTGCATGTACGGGTGCTCCCTTATGGTCATCTTGACTCGGCGGCGTTTGGCGTGTTTCCGTTTGCTCCGTGACAGGTAGCGGTATGTCTTGCCACTTGGGAACGTGTACAAATCCGCGCCAACCACGCCACTGTACTCAAGTGCTTCTGGCACTGTGTGCCCGAACGTCAGCCCGCGCTTGCGGGGCAACAGCGTGGGACCAACGACGACGGTCTTGCGCCCCGAGTCAAACCCGTACAACAGAAACTTCTTCAGTTGGCCGAAGTGTCCGAACGGTGGCTTGCCGGGTGGTGCCGACGTGCCCAGTCGCCGGTGCTTGATGCTGCGGCGAGCGACCTTGCGCACCGTGGCACCGTAACGGTTCATAAACCGATACGTCGTCCGGTCGAGGTTGCGCTTAACCGCAGGCCGGTCGAAGAACATGCTTTTCATTTTGGCAAACGCTGGTGCTGCCATTAAGCTACGTCCTCGATGCGATACGTCAGGTTCACGACGCCGAGAAACACATGGTGCTCGCGGAATATGGTCGGGTCGAGCACCGGGTCGATGGTGCCCTCAATCACTTTTGCCGCCGCGTACCCGGTGAGGGCGCGCCGGTCGGTGTGCATAAAATCCAGAATGTCCTCGCAGATCTTCGCCAGAACGTCGCACCGGGCGGCGTCTGCGCTTTCGCCTATCCGTTGCTGAACACCGACACCGACCATTACGTCGTTGCCGTCGGCCAGTCGCGCGGACATGTCAGTTTCCATCGACATCGGGGCAACCGACACCTTGAGGTCTGTCAGATCTTCGACGCGGAACATGGGCACCGGCCTGACCACCGCGGTGAACGTGGCGCTGAACGCCGCATTCAGCGTGGCGGCAACTGCGTCGGCAACCTTGTACTGTTTGCTGGTGCTCGCCATTAGGTGACCGCTCCGATGTCTTTCGTGTGAATGCGGATGTCGATGTTACTGGCGTCCGTGTAGCGCCACGCTTCGTCTTCGTTGAACGCTATCACTTCGTAGTTTCGGCCGCCGAACGTGGCAATGTCGCCAACGGCCGGGTCAGTCGCAAAGTCGGCCGCCCGACAAATGAAGTCGCGCACCAGGGCCGTCTCAGGGAACCCGGCAGTGTTGATCGTTTCGGTCTCGATGTCAGACACCGTGGCGGTCACCGTGGACCCAGTCCCGGCGCCGCGGATACGGTACGATATGGCACTCGCCATCTTCGCATGGCGCCTGCCGCGCAACCACGTCAGTCCGTCTTGCAGTAGGTCACTCATTCCACCCCTGCCTCTCTTAGGATGCGCCGCAGCACGGTGCCCTCGCGGAATTGTTCGTGGGTGTACTGCCGGTCAGCCAAGTGCGCTAGGTAGTTTACCACGGCATCCCGGGCTGGCAGTTGCAGTGCGATTGTCTTCTTGGCCATGTTGCGCGTGCACACTTCCGTAGCCACCCCTGCGGTGAGGTACACCGCCGGGCCGAATGCCAACACGGGAATACCCCACGACAACAGTTCGTTGCCGGCGTTGCTGTTTACCATGATGCCGCACTTGCACTGTTCTGCCGCTTCGCGAAGTGTCTTGTCGGGTAACCGCGGGAGCCTGTGCGTATGTTGCGGCCGATCCAGCGACTTGGGGTGGTCGCGGAAAATTGCTTGAACATGCGCCCGGGCGCAGAATCGTTCCAGTTCGCTCGCGTGCTGTACGGCACTGTCCTGCAGTTGGGTGTCGCCGTCAACCTGGCCCACGACCAAACACGGCCCGGTGCGCTTGTCGAACTCTGGCACTGGCGCTGGCAACACTTCGTCCAGCAGATCGAACGCATAGTCCGGTGCCCGGCTGCGCAGGTAGTCAGTCGTGCACCAACTGGCCCAGTGCAGTATCCCGCCCGCGTTCAGTTGCACATGCTTGCGGCGGCACCCCAGAAACCCATGCTCACAGAACAACACCGGGATGCCTGCCCGGGTTGCTTGTTCTGTCGCTTCCTTAGCCAGTCCTTTGCGGCCGTTCCAGACAACCACTACGTCAGCAAAGTTGGTGCAGTGTTCGTCGCCCAGCGACCGGACCTCGACCGAGTATCCAAGGGCGTGCAACCCGTCAGCAATCGCGGGAAACGGTTGCCACTCCATGTCCCACTGCTGTTGCATGAGTGCCAACACGGCAACCTTGCCGTTGGTTCCCTTTCTGGAGTCCCGCGGTCGCACTGTGTGCACGTCGATCTCGTCAGCGCCGGCCGCCCACAAGTGCATTGCGAACGGTGCCTGTCCAGTGGTTCCCGGGTGCAGGTTGCAAAGGTGCCTGATGTTGCGGGACTCGCGGTAGCGTTCCCATACGCCGCCGGCAACTCCGACGCGCGCCGGGAAGAACCACGGGGCATCCCCGCAAGTGAACGCGCCCGGGTCGCGCTTAACCAGTTCGACCATCATCCGCGGGCCGTAGTGCACCCGGGTGGTGTAACTGGTGGTCGCAACGTACTCGTCAATGAGTTTCCATCCGCGCCAGTCGGGGGTTGCGCTGACGACACTGTTGGTGTGCGTCCACTTGGCATTGCGCTGCCCTTCCTGGCGGGCAATAAACATTGTGCGCCCGTCAAGTCCCCATGCGCGTTCGGCATCGGCCAACGGCCGAAACGGCACGAAGTCCAGATCGAAGTACCATCCTCCATGCCTGCGCAGGATACTGTAGCGCAGCAGGTCGGCCTTGCTGGCCGGGTCTTCAGCAGCGTCGAACGCCGCGCGCCACTCGGGCCACAGTGCCGTATCGTCGGTGTGCAGGACGACTTCCCGGTCAGGATTGAGACGCTTGAACGCCTCTAAGTTCTCGGCCGCCCACCAAGGCATTGCCGCGGCGCCGATCCAAATAAAGTGCAAAGTGTTAGACATTATAGCCGTAGCCCCCGGCTTGCTTCCGAATTGCCTCAGTCAGTTCCGCGTCCGTCGCCTCGCAGTCGGCCCATGTGACCGCGGCGTGGTCCTTGTTGTTGCGCGTGCCCGGGTCCACCGCAAGGTCAGCAATCGGAACGCCCAGCGCAACCGCCATCATGGCGACCAGCGTGGAGTCCTTGCCTAAGTCCTCGATCCTGTAGGTGTACTCGGCCATGTGCTCGCACATCAGGTTCCAGTATAACCAGTACTGCATTCCGCGCAGCACCTTGTTGTCTGGCGACAGGTTCAACACGCCGCGGGTGGCCCACGTTTTGTAGCGCGTTGTGGATGCGATGACGTCCAGCGGGTGCCGTACCTGATGCCAGACGTGTTCAAACGCATCGAGTCTGTAGGTGAACACCACCGGCCACCCCACCACGCCGCGAACATGAATGTTCGTTTCGCCGTCCCGTGTATGGTGGGGTGCCAGTGTTTCGTGTCCACAATGCACGCCGGCCGCGGTGAAGTAAGCGGCGGCCGTAGCCGTGCCACTTCTACCGCAAGCCAGAACTGCCAGTTTGTAGGGCTTTTCGTGCATAAGTAAAGTCGCCGGGGTCACAGTGGGAGGCGGCACTGCGTAACCGCGCCCGGCATCGCGGGGCGGGGGACGATCAGGCCCGCGCCAGGGAAACGTCCACGGTGGTTGCCGCGGCAGTTGCCGCGACGACGGTGTACCCGGCAACCTTGTTGGCGCCGGCGGTTTCGGTGACGACTTCGCTGACCGCATTCCAGTACACTTTCGTGCCTTGAGCGATAGCGGAAGTACTGGTGGTGGCTTTCGGGAAGCGCACCACGCCACGGATGACCAGGGCACCCAGGTCGCCGTCTTCGATCTTCTCGGTTGCGACCGCGACGGTATCACCGACCACGACCACATCACCAGCTGCCACGTCTGCACCACTGGGGGTGTAGTCCATGTACTGGCCTTCATTTCTGTACGTTGCGTCCATTGTATCGCGTCCTTTCGGTGTGTTTGTTGGGGTGTTGGCCCGGCCCACCGGAGTGGTGCCGGGCCTTTCCCACAAATCAGGGGTTTGCCGGTCTGGGCATTATCCCCTGCTGTTTACGGTTATGCAGACCCCTTGGACTTCACGGCGCCCCGGTATTCCTGCTTGTTGACACCAAAGTCATGGTATCCGCGAAGCTGAATGCCCAGGGTGTTGAAGTCGGCGTCGGCGCTTTCGACCGTCGGAGCTTCCTGACCGTTCAAGAAGACGGTCTCGATGACCGGAATGTCAGACGGGTTGGCGAGCAGATACCACGCCGCGGCGCTGTACCCGGTGTACGAACTGTTGCCCAGGTAAGCCGAGACAATGGGATCGTACTTGCCGTTGTAGATGTTGGCAACCGGGTCTTGCTTGGTGCCAGACGGGTTGCGAACCTCTGTCGACGCGAAGATCTGGCGGGCAGTGGCGTACAACGCCGTCGGGACCACCAGCATCGAGGGCATCGCGCCCAGCGGCTTGCCGTCGTCGTCAGTCTGGTCCATGAAGTACTGTTCGGCGGTGCCGAGCGAGTCGATGGACAGGGCCGAACTGGCGCCGTCGAAGTAGTTCCCGCGAGCCGTGGTGTAGAACGTGCCGGCGTCAGCCAGGAACTCGGTCCAGAACACGTCGTTGATCTTCAGACCAGCGCCGCGGCCGAGCCGACGGGGGAGCACTTCCAGAGCGCCCAGGTCATCGTTGATCTGGTCCTGCCGCGTGATGCCGAGCATCTTCGCGTAGGTGTTCGCCTGGTTGGTGTAACTGGTGTCAGCCAGCGTGCCGTGCTTGATTTCGCCAGCGGGACCGACTTGCTCGTACTGCAGGTCGCCGGTCAGGCGGTAGGTGGTGATCTGTTTGAAGTCCTGCACCGCACGCACGGCAGTGATGTCCCGCCACACGCGCTCAACGGCCATGAATGATTCCATGAGGAACTTGTTGGCGGTGTTGCTCAGGATGTCAGCGATGTCAACGCTGGAGAACGCGCCCTGGATGTTCCGGTCAAAGGCGTAGCGCAGGATGTCTTCGTGCTGGCTACGGAACTCGCTGGAAGTCCCGTTGCCCTGCCATCCGCGGGCCTTGGCGCACTGCATGATGAGTTCCTGCAGGCCGATGCGGCCGCGGAACGTATCGTGCGCGCGCTGGTTCTCTTCGTCGGTGAACTTGTCGTCGGTGTCCATGCCGGTCGCCTGGCACACGGCCGCGGCGATCATGTTGTTGGACAGTTTCGAGTCCTTGTCGTCCACGACGACGTTCGGAGCGCTGTTGCGGGTCTGGCGCATGGCGGTCAACTCCAGTTTCTCAGGGGACCACTGGCCGCGAAGGGCGTCCACTACCAGTTTGGCCCGCTTGGTTTCGTCCAGGTCTTTGCAGTTGTCGGCGGCCGCATGAATGCTGGCCACATACTCTGCCCGTTTGATGGCTTCATCGTCGGCATCGTCGGCGGGTGCCTCTGCCTCGATGTCGGTGGTGTCGTCCGCGACCTCTTCGGCCTGGTCGACTTCATAGGCGGCACGGAGTGACGCGACAGCTTCGTCCGTCAGGTCAGCTTCCTCAAGGCCGCGGGCCTCAAGCCATTTGGTCCATTCCATTGTATCAGTCCTTTCGTTCTCAGTGTGTTGCGCGGCGATTCGCGCGGTCGTTGCTTGGTCCGCGCCAAGGTCGACAAAGCTGATTTCTGACAACGCCGATTTGCGTGCCACCAGCACCGGGCCAGTAAACTCCTGGCCGTTGACCCTGACTGTTTTTCCCTTGCTAACGGACTCCCACTGCAACCCTTGTGCGCCGATTGACGCCTGCCACGGGAATCCGTTTCTGCCGCTTTCGGTTACGTCGCGGCTATGATCATTAACGCGCGACACTACGCCGGCCGCGGTCAGTTGCAGTTGTCCATCTTCAGACTTGGTCACTGCCACATCAGTGGTGTGCCCGACGCCCCGGTTGGCGTCATGTTGCAGTCTGATCGGCCGACTGTTCGGTCCCAGATCCATGCCCGTCAGGTCAGCAATCACCGGCCTGTTGAACCCGTTGAGGATCATCTTGCCGCCAGTGTACGCCAGCATTTCAAATGTCGGCGGGCCGTCCCCGGCGGCCTCCGCTTCCAGGTTGGCGAACGTGCATGTTTCTGCGGTGAACTGCAGTTTTGCCGGGGGTGTTGCGTCACTGCTTTTAATGTGTTTCCTCTTGCGCGACATGTTATTCTCCAGTGTTCTGCTGCTGGTCGGTGAGCGGGAAGATGGCATTGCGGACCATTGTCTGGTACTCGTCAAAGGTGACGCCAAGCGACTCGGCGCCTTTGCGGTACTCTTCCTGCCAGTCTTTTCCGGTACGCGCGTACTCGTTCGGAATGTTGGTTGCGCCGTTCTTGAGGTCGCGTTCGCGTGCTCGCGCTTCCTTGTCGGGGTCAACGTGTTCGCGGCCGGGCCAAATGTAAGCAATCGGCAGGTCGCGGGGCGCGCCGTTCAGTTCGGGGTACGCCAATCGCGCTTCCTGCCACCACAGTGCGTCGGCCTTGCGCAGGACCGTGTGCTCGCACTCAGCCTGCTCAAGGGCAACCGCACGGCCGTACACCTGATAGTCAAGGCGACCGGACGCATAGTTGTAGTTCTCAGCGTTCAGCGCGGCGACAATGTACGGCATCTGGACGCACCGCCCGATTTCGTTCAGAATCTGCTGTCTGAACATGTCAAAGGTGGTGGTCGGTTGCTTGGCGTCGACCTGCCCCATCTTCCACCCGCCGGGCAGCGTGAGCAACATGCGGCGTTCAAGGCTTACAATGTCCATCGGATCGACAACGTCCGGTCCATCTGCCGGGGCGTCGGTGTACAGGACGCCCGCGAACTCAGCGGCTGTTTCTGCGGCGGCAATGACTGCCAGCGTGTACCGTCGCAGATGTCCGAACAGCGGCAGTGCGGCCGTCAGTTCTGATGTCGCACGGTACTGTCCCGGCCGTGTTTTGCGATACCAGTGGGACACCAGGCTCGCCGGCAGGATGTCGTACTCAGTCGGGTACTTGACGTAGGCACCGCCGCCCGGGTGCGACTTCAGCAACGTGTACGCCTCCGGTTCGCCGTCCGCATTCAGAATCATGCCGTCCACGCGCCCGGTGGTGCCATAGGCGTCGGGCGTTGTGAACTGGTCGGTTTCGACCGTGCGAACGCCAAGTTGAACCGGAAACCCGCGGGCGTCTTCCCGTTGGAAGTACACCATAAACCCCTCGCCATCAACCTTTTTGGCGTGGCAGTCAGTTTTCAGTTCGCGAACAAAGTGGACGTTCTCTTTCCACTCATAGTTCCGCGCCTCGATTTCGCGCGCCAGTTCCTGGTCTTCCAGCAATACCTGCATCCGCGGGCCGTTCGGGCCGATGATGTCGCCCACCAGCGTCCCGACGATGCCACTGGCGTAACAGTTATTCGCCACTTCATAGCGCGCCCGGTCGCGGATGGTCTTGCGGGTCGCTGCGCTGTTCGACTGGTTTGCGTCCAGCCCGTCCGCAGCGGCCCACCATGTACTGTTGTCAGTCGTGGTCTGCGCTACGTCATACCGCGCCTGCAGTGACGCGAGGCGGGCGTTAAACCGTTGCGAATAACGGGAGTCAGAAAGCGTGTTTCGGGTGGTGTTGGGGTCGCGGGTCCACGCACGTCGCGCGGCTGTCATTGCGGAGCGAAGTCTGGCAAACATCAATCGTCTGCTCCCGGTGGCTGAAGTTTCTGGAGTCGCACCCCGCCGATTCCGTCTTCTGTGCGAATCGCGGTGCGTGATTTCATCAGGCGGTAAGCGGCAATCAGTTCGCGCAGGTCGCGTTGCCGTATAGTGACTCCATCGGCCGTGCCCAGTAACGGGTTCTGTGCCTCTGCCTCGATCTCGTCAATATCAAGTGCCACGGGCGTGCCCTCGCATTGTGCTGTGGTGCACAATTATTGTGCATCCACTAAAAAGATACGCCTAATGCGACTCGGGGACAACAGGCAAGTTCCGTGGCAATAGCAGAAAGTGCTACATGTAGCAATCAGCGAGGCTGTTCGTCCGTTTGCAGGAGAAACCCGCAGTGTCGACATCGGCGCTCGCGGTAGATGGACCCCTCGCGCTGCTGGGTGCGGCTCACTCGCCACATGCGGCACCCGCACTGCGGACATCCGAACCCCCGTCTTTCGGCCTGCAGGTCTGACAGTCTAATCGATTCGCGTGGTTGTGTTGCCTGCGGTTGCATTACCGTTCCAGCCTCCGTTGCTTCTGCAGTTCAGACAGGGATATTTTCTTCTTGACCGGGCGAATGGGTGCGCCGCCCGGGAGTCTGATGCCCTCGCGTTGTGCAGCGGCTGTCGCGCCAACCAGGCAGTCCAGCCAATGGTTCGGGTACGTCCCGCGGCTTTCCCATGTG